GTATGCAGGCCATCCGGCTGATGTAGAGTGGGCCGCCGACAACAATGATGTAGAATTTCCCATCTGCGCTGCCGTCGGGAAAGACAAGCCCTTGGTGGGTGAGACCATCTGCTGGAACGGCAAAGCTGAATTGCTTGTCGCCATCCAGCACGTATAGGCCCGTACCGATTGCCGAACCGCCTGGCGCCGGTATCGCCACGATCTCGGCGATAATCGCCCGATCCGTCGGTAGCAGGTCAAAGTCCTTGCGGGCAAAGACCTCCCAGAGCCCAGGCTTCCAAGAATCAAATTTCTTGAAAGCATTGGCATACCAAGCAGATATTGCAATGTGTCGGCGCATAATCGCCTCCTCTTTCGGAACGATGAAGTCGTCCGAAAATTCATTCCAATCGACGCTGAGCGTCGGGTTAACTCGCGTGGTGTTGGTGTACTGCTCGCCTACGCAGGTGGCCTCTGTCCAGCCGCCATAAGGCAGCCCGTCATGGTCAGGATCGCCATCATACCAAGCGTTCCAGAGCCTCATGTAGGCGAAGTCATGTGGGTCGCCAAGGTGTCCGACCCACCACCATTTAGCCGAGTAGAGGATGGGCTCTATGCCGCTGGCGCGAACCGTCTCTTCGGCCTCGTGGATCATCTGGATTGTAATGCCATCAAGCTCGCAGTCGATGGCGGCGAACCGTAGGTGATCCCACTCGTTGCCCACCAAAGCCTGGGCCCGCTCGACGTGTTCCCGCCCGGAGCGCCCAGGCGATAGAGCGATGTAGGTAGCGGTGTGGAAAAGACGCTCCCGCCCTCGCTTGAGCGTCTCGTTGACGGCATCATACCCTTCGTTCCCGTGCCAGGCGCCAGGGATGATGAGCTTAACCCCCGCCGCGGTCAGAACCTCGAAGGTCTCGACAGCCAGTGGGAGGTTCGCAGTCGAATATCGGCTAAAATCAACGCCCTTCATCGCGCCCCTCTTGAAGCGTCCGCAAAGCTAATGCGGCTTCTCGTATCAATAGGGTTAGACGAATAAGCTGATCCTGCATGGCGAGATCATGGGCCTCCAACTTGCGTAGAAAAGCGCCGGATTTGGCTTCAAACTCGCGGGCTAGCTCAAAATCGTGGTGGATGAATTCTCGGTCGCGGGCCTCCACGCGGCGCTGGCTCATGAGAATAAGGGGCCCGGCATAGGCTGCCTGAAGACTCAACATCAAATTAAGAAGAATGAAAGGATAGGCATCCCACCGTAGCTCCACTACGGCGAAGACATTGAAGATGATCCAGATGAGGATGGCCGCGCTCTGCCCCAAAATGAAAGGCCACGAGCCCAGCCTCATACTGATTTTATCTGAGACCCTCTCACCGAGCGTCATGAGGCTATCGCCCCCAATGCCACTCCCACGGAGCGCCGTATCTCACGATCAGCCCGCTAATAAAGCCAGCGCCGGTGATCATGGTGGCGGTGAGCTTCCAGCTTCCACGCAGCAGCGCTATTTTGAGATCTGCCCACCGGATTCGTCGTGCATCGGCGCGTTCGACGGCATCCAAGCGGCCTTCAAACTCATGCAGGCGGTTATTCGTAGTGTGCTCAAGGTTATCGAGGCTGTCCCGCACCTGAGCTAATCCGTCATCGAGGTGCGCCCTCAAGGAGTCTAGGCGCTCGCCCTGGTTATCACACCAGGCACGTACATCGCGCATAAGAGCAAGCAAGTCTTGGTGGGTCACACGGCCATTAGGCTTGTCATTTGCCATTGCATTTCCCCCAACGCATAACCTACTTCACAGTTTAATGGCCGGACGCGAACAATGCAAGGGCTCAGGCGATTTGAATCGAAAGCCCGTCATCGGCAAGCGCTATTGATGCATCACGGGTAGTATTGAGCTTCATTTGCTCCCCAGGCACCAAAACATCAGCAGGCCGCACGGCACTATCCGTGCCCGGAAGCGCTGTAATTTCCCACGGGAATAAGCAGCGGATACGCAATGCCACGGAACGACGATTGATGATTATTATGGACATTATCGCTTCCCCGTCTCAATTTCAGGCAACTCATACTCGCCCGATTCAGTCTCGTCTAACTCCTCCCCGCCATCGTCTTCTTCCTCAGTCTCAGAGGATTGGATGATGCCGCGCTGAGCGCGGCGCGTAGGTACGTCACCCTGCGCCGGAACGATCTTGATGGCATCCTCTAACAGGGCAATGTCACGGCCTAGCTTGGCGGCGAACTGAATCATCTCTTGGCGGCTCTTGATCGCAGCTTTTTCATTAGCGGCGAGGTCAAGCGCCATCCGCTCAAGAAGTAGCAGACGCTCGGTGTAGGCCCGGAGAGCCTCTTGTGGCTTTGCCTTGCCGCGTGGCTTCTTTTTTGCGAGGAGCTTAAAATCACGCTCCAAAGCCCTCAGCGGGTTGCGGAGTGGATCGATCCAGCAGGCCCGTAGCTTAGGGTCGCTCACAAAGGCTGCGAGAATGGCCAGCCTGTCCATACCAAGAGCCTGCATTCGTGCAATGGCCTGACGGCGGAAGTGAGCATCAAACCGCCGGAGGTAGACCCAGAGTCGTTGGTAGCCAAGGGATGGGTGCTCTGGCGGCGTAGCAGCTAGGGCGCCAGCGTCTAATGATGCGCGGATCACGCTATGGTCAACCTCGGCCTGAGTAAGTGTCGGCAAATTCTTCATTTCCTCGAAGAGTTGCTCGACAGTGGGCTCCTCCCCACCAAGTTTGGCTTTGACATAGGCTGTGTTAAGACTGCCATCAGGAAGAACCTCTTGTGGGCGCCTCTTCCGATAACCCCGCATATAGCAAGCCATGCATTTCTTGTCGCCCTTTCTAGCTGGGCGCTTGCCGCACTCTATGCAAGGCTTGGGCTCCACTGGCGGGGGCATCCCCTCCGCCTCTATTGCCTCGGAGGTCTTCTTGCCACGGCGGGCGGCTTTTACTTTAATTTTCCGCACTTCAGTTCTCCTTCGCCTTTTTTCTGCTCTTCTGCCGACGCACAAATGGCGGATCTAGATGTGGCTGCTCATGGTCAAGGGGCAGGCCACAGGCGCATAGATCATCTGCCGAGTAGTGCGATGCATGAAGGCATTGTTCGGTGACGACATACATCGCTCCGCGGCGGCAATACATGCAGACGGCACGAATCTTCCGCACATCATCGGAAATGTTGGGCGTGGGGTATTTGCTGCCATAAACCTTCACCCGGCCATTTACGATGCGGGCTACCTGAACCTGCGGCGAGCGCCAGGTGTCCACCTGACTGAAGGGCCGCTCCCGCTGGCAGCAGTAACAGAAAAGTCGGAGGATTCGGTAGCCCCTATGCGTAATGTTCTCAAACCCCATAGCAACCTTAGTTTGCTGCCCGGAGAAAGCTTTGTCAAGCTGGGGGCTAAAATTGAATTGGTAGCGTTTCTGGCCACCAGTCGTCTTTTCTTTCTAATACTCAATCATAATACTTGACACCATACCATACTTAGATCTAACGTAGACCTAAAACGTATACTAAAAGGCGACTGGTGGGAAGCTTAACTAAAAAAGAGCCATCTCGTTATAGAGGGCGGCCAGCTATTCCTTGGGTGACGAGGCTTTTTCGGCTCATTGATAAGCATGGCCCTATCCCTCCTGATCGCCCAGACTTGGGCCCCTGTTGGCTTTGGAAAGGGGCCAAGTCCTCTCAGGGATATGGAATCTATGCTGCCTCCGCAGCCGAAGGCCGGAGCCAGCGCCTCGTCCACCGCCTTGTCTATGCCATCGAGGTGGGTCGCATCCCCAAGGGAAGGCATCTTCGTCACCTATGCCTGAACTCTGGCTGCGTCCGGCCCTCTCATCTGGCGCTCTTGGCTCCAAAAGACCATGTGGCCCTTCGGAGACCGTGGCATCGGCGTCGCGGCTCTCTGCCGAACTTGCCGCGGCCCCCGGCTTTGGATCTGCTTAGTGCTCTTTGCCCGGTAGAAGCTGTGTTTAAGGGGCAGTGGCAGCACTGCCCATTGGAGCCGGGCCATGCTGGGCAGCATCCGGTGGTTCCGGCGCATCGGTTGATCTGGCAGATTAGCCACCACGACTCCTTATTGAACCCCGATTGCGTAGTGCGTCCTATCAACGGCGACTGGAATGACCTCCACCCCGGAAATCTCGAATGTGTCACCCGGAAAGATCATTGGCGAGATCTCTATGCGGCCTCGGATAAACGAGAGAAGCGTGGTTGGCGTCTGATCGATGGCAATTGGTATTGCCGCTGTAAAGACTGCGATGAGTGGCTGCCAGCGGATGCTTTTGACCCGAAACGCCAGGTCTGCAAAGGATGCCGCCGCGCTCAAAAGCGCAAGGCAGCGAAGGCCCGGTATCGGTCGGCGAGCTTCTCCTATGATGGGCAGACCTACTGCCTCGGTTCTTTTGGTGAGCCGCCTACCGGGGCAGAATCTTCTGATGCCCTCTATTTCCTCATGGCATGCCTAGACCGGCAATTCCTCTCTGAGACCGACGGTGATCTGGCCGCGGTGAGGGCATGCTGGGCCTCAATTCTTTCCTCATTGTCGGCGTAAATCGGCCATCGGCTTGCCAATTAGGTGCTGGTGCAGTAGCCTGGTATCAGGATGCCGACTAAGCGGATGGTGCCACTGCGGGACTTTCAGGAGGGCATCGTCGAATTTGACGATGGGCCTCATGTTGTGCCGGAGGAGCATCGGAAATTCCTGAAGCCACGGCAAGTGCGGGTTGAGATGACCTATGCCGATTGGCTCCATAAGGTTGTTGATGCTGTTGAGCAAAATCTGGTACGATCAACTCTCAGCCGCATAATTGCGGCGCACATGGGGCGCCGGTAGGAGGAACAGCAATGTCTCTACCACTGAAAAAGTATCTCCCTGGATTGGGAAAGAAACTCACGATCAGGACAGATGAAGTCGCTGATGCACAGATCACGGAAGCCAAGCTCGGTGCAGCTTCGGTGACGGAAGCCAAGCTCGGTGCAGCTTCGGTGACGGAAGCCAAGCTCGGTGCAGCCGCGGTAACTAAGCCTAAGCTGGCGGGTGCCTTTCTCAAGGTTGCTCTTGCAGATGGCACCGGCGTTGGGGCAGATGTGACTGTGGCCGGTGTCGCGGTCGGGGATGAGTTGGTATTCGTTGGGGCTTTCGCTACTAAGGCGTCTATCGCCACGTTGAATGACCGTACCTCTGAATATGCAATTCAGGCAGGCGGCCTTGATAAGGCAGCGGGCACCGATGAGACTGGCAACCAACTTATGATCATCTACCTGGATCTGACGTAATTAGGAGGCGACTCCTGCTCAGTAGTGAGGTAACATCATGATAGAACGACTTGTCTGGCGCGGGAGCAAGCGCAACCTGACGCTACGAGCGGCTTCCGGCAACCTCCTTGTTGATGAGGTATCGCCGGAGATCAGCACGACTCGGTTTCAGACAGTCATTGTCGATCTCCGCGTGACCGAGCTAGTTATGCCCGATGTCGATGATGAAGTTGACTTCTATATCCAGACCGAGCTAAATGGCGTTTGGGTCGATGTGGCAAATGTCCATTTCTCCAATGCTGATGAGCCAATCTCTGGGGCGAACCGGCTTGTCGGTATAGGGCCGAAAGCTGCTGGTGTGACGGTCTGGACGCCGACAGATGGCACCTTGGCTGATAATACCTCTGTTAACCTTCCTGTTGGGGAGGCGGTCAGGATTAAGGTGAAGCTGACGGGCGCTACGGCGCCGACGTATGCTTACGAAGCGAAGCTCACCGGTCAGAGCTAGGGATTTGGTGGGTGGCTATGAACAGGCTAGGGTTGAGTCATTACCAGCCCGGACTGGGAAAGAAAGTGCAGGCCGGTGGCGATGAGATCAATGCGCATATCGCTCCTTTCCTGTATTGCAAAGCAGCCCCATCCCGTTGGGTAATCCCCGGCTGGGGCTGGACGGCGATTGCCCAAGACACGCTGGTTTTAGGGCGCTTGTCTTTCCTTCCCATCTCCCTCGGCAATCGGGAAAGTTTTGATCGGATCGGCATCTATGTCTTTACTCCCCAGCCGAATGCTCTCATCCGCCTCGGTTGCTACGCTTGGTCGAATGGGCAGCCGGGAGCTTTGATCTTTGACGCTGGAACAGTTGATGCCTCGACTTCGGGCGTAAAGGCGCTTACGATTGTGCAAGCATTGCCAGCGGGAATGTATTTCTTGTCCGGCGTATGCGATACCGCCGAGGTAGTGATACGGGCAGCGGATCTCGCCACTCTATCAGCCATGCCCGTTACTCCGTGGTGCGGTCAGCCAGGGGATGCCCCCAAGATGGAATCATTGGCTAAAACCGGGCAGATCGCCGCCGTCGCAGGGGGGCTGCCTGATCCCGCTCCGACACCTAGCGAATACGGATCGGCTTTGGTGGCGGTCTATCTTAGGCTGGTGGATTAACTGAGGGCAGGGTGCGTCATGGCTAGAAACTTCCGACTTGGCGACCCATTAGTGGCGCAAGCAGGTAATGCGCCCGCCACGCCCAAGAGAACGGGCCCGGTGGTGCTCTACACCGCACTGCCTGTCGCCAAGAAGGATGTGACGCAGTACCGGCGGTGGGCAGACCAGAATGAGTGGATTCGGGCTGCAATCAACCACCGCAAGACGCAGATTAGTGGTGCCCCGTGGGACATCGGCACCATTGATCCCAGTAAGCCGACAGATGAGGCGATAAAGCTGTTATTGATTGGGCTGTTCTCGCGGCCCAACACCAAGACGGACAGTTTTCGGCTCTTGATCGAGCCCATTATTGAAGACATCCTCGTTCTGGATGCGGGCTGTGTGGAGATCGTCCGTTCGGTTCGTGGTTTTCCTGTGCAGATGTGGCCAGTGGATGCGGCATGGATCCGTCTCGACCCGACATGGGATGGCGACCCGGCCAAGTTCCGTTACTTCTGGTATCCACAGGGACGCCTTGGGGCGAGTTTACTTGACCAAGATCTCATCTACATGATGGCTAATCCTTCCTCGCACCGTGTTGTGGGGCTCTCGCCCTTGGAAACATTGAAGGAGACTATCGACGCCGAGATTGCGGCGGCACGATACAATAAGAGCCAGGTTATCCAGGCCCCGCCTTCGGGTATCATCGACCTGGGGGAGGATGCGACGCCGGATAACATCGATCAGTTCGAGCAATACTGGCGTGCAGAGATCGCGGGCTATAAGGCGACGGCGGTTGTCGGCGGCACGAAGAATATGAAATTCGTGCCCTTCGGCCAGAGTAACCGTGACATGCAGTTTTTACAGTGGCAGACCTACCTTATACGAAAGATCGCCGCTGTGTTCCAGATGTCGCCGCAGGATTTGGGCATCCTGTTCGATGTGAACCGTGCTAATGCTACGGTACAAGCAGAGTTGAGTGAAGATCGGGGGCTCCGTCCGCTGATCTCACTGGTCGAGTCACACTTCAACCGCGAGGTTGTTGGCGAGTTCGCTCGTATGCGTGCGAAGCAGGCATATTGGCGAGGCCATATCCCTCATGAAACGATGCGGCTGGCGATGGGGTTAAGCTGGCTTGATCCGACCGCGCCACAGATAAAGGCGCTTTATAAGCAGGCTGTGGAGGCGAATGTTCTCAACCTGTACTTTAAGTTCCGCATCCCATCAGGGCGCTCGGCTCGCTCGCGGGCCGACATCCACCGGCTTGAACTAAGTGGTATTCCCTACACGACGATCAACGAAGTGCGGGAAGAGGAATTAAAAGATGGGGTCGAGGGCGGGGATGAGATCATCGTTCCGACGCCGATTGGCCCAATTCGTTTGAGTGTTATCCAGGGGTCACTTCCCCCTAGTCCGGCAGAGCAGAAGTTCTTGGAGAGATTGCTGCAAGAACCGCCTCTGCTTTTGGGCACCGGCCATTCACCGGCCACTGTGGATCAGGGTGAGGAAGAATAAATCGGGCCAGGGCTTTGCTCTGGGGAGCCGAACCCCTAATATGGAGGCAGTATGGTTACAGCAAGCAAACCACCAAAAGTGAAGCCGGATTTCCGGTTCTACCTGCGTACCAAAGCCGCTACAGAAGATGCACAGGGGCGCCCGACCGTCACTGTGACGGCATCTTCGGATGAGGTAGATCTGGGGAATGACCGTTTTGCTCTGAGCGCCCTGAAGCAAATGGTGCAGGCGTTCGAGGGCTTGACGATCTTCCTGAATCATAGATACGCGGTGCCGGAGGATGTCTTTGGTACGGTGGCCTCGGCGGAGTTGCATAAGCGGCAGGGCTTTACTGATCTTGATCTTGTGATCGCGGTGGAGGAGAGCAGCCAGCGGGCTATGTCTACTTACGCGATGATCAAAAATGGTACTCGCTTGGGCGTATCGGTCGGCGTTCTGGTGAAGGATGCCGAGTACCAGGGCGAAGACGAGGACAAGATTTTAGAGATCACGGACATTATCCCTCTTGAAGCCAGCATCGTCGGTATCCCGGCTAACCGGCGCTCATGGGTGCATGGGGCTCGGAAGGCAGCGAGCCTCCTAGTTGCTCGTGACCCCGACGAGGACGATGACGATGATGACGATGAAGAGGAGGAGGACGATATGGCATACTTTAGCGAAGATCCTCGGCTGCTGATCACTGCTGCCGATGAAGTACACGCGGTTCATACGGATGAAGAGGAGCCGGACGCCATCAAAGGCGTGGTGGGCAGCCACCGACCCCCGACAATGGATCAGGGCACCGCATGGAGCGGCAGTGAGGCCGTTAATCGGATGCGTAAATGGGCCTCCTCGGATGGCTCCGGTAGCAAGGAGAAGATGAATTGGGGGAAGTACAAGAGCGGCTTCGTCTGGTTCGATGATAACAACAAGGAGAACTTCGGGGGCTACAAGATGCCCCACCACGACATCGCTGACGGCACACTCAAGACCCACTACCGGGGTTGCGTGGCGGCTGCCGTAGTGCTGTCCGGCGGGCGGGGTGGCGTGGCCATCCCCGAAGGCGATATGGCGGGGTGCAAGACGCACATTGCCACGCACTATCACCAGTACGACCAGAAGGCGCCTTGGGAGCGCGAGAAGGGCGCCGAATGGCTCGACATCGAGCAGGAAGTTGCCGCGGAATTGGGCATCGAACTCAAGGCAGATGCAGAGGAGATTGCTACCGTGGCTGACTTGCTGGGCCAAATCGCCAACGCGCCAATTGTCGACGTCACCGGCGAGGAAGAGCACAAGGGCTTGCGCGAGGACTACGCGGCAGATACGTTCTGCGGCGAAGTGTTCTCGCTGTTCCGTAGCTTCTACTACGGACTGTACGACATCATCGCCTCCGAGGATACGAGCGGCGCCGAGAAGCGGAGCATGGTCGGGGGGCTGCTGACAGAGTTGCAGGACATGATCCTTGAGGCTCTAGACAAAACCCTCGAATATCTGGACGAGGCCAAGGAGAAGGGCGAGCCCGCATTGGCCGCGCTAGGCGAGCGCGACAAGGCTGTGCGTGGGCTGCTCTCGGCAGCGGAAGATGGCGTCAAGCTGCTTGATGCATTTGCTGTGCTCACTGCCGAGCACACCAGTCTCAAGGACGAGCGCGAGAAGCTGGCGCAGGAATTGAAGGAGAAAGAGGCTCTCTTGGCGGAGTGCGTCGCATACCTTCAGCGCCTTATGGATATGCCATTGGCTCGTAAGATCACTGATGAGCAGGTGGTAGGCGAGCTAACGGAGCGGTTTCCGTGGCTCCACCCGTGGATCGCCACGGAGTTGGCTCGAAGGCGCGAACAGTAGCCGCGAGCTAAATCGGTTCAAACCTTGCAGAGGCGGTGGCCTCTAGCAGAGAATGTAGGTACGTTACACATGACGAGCCTACAAGGAGTACGAAGATGAGCGAACCTACGCAAGAGGAACTGAACGAGGTGCGGGCTCGGCTTGCCGAACTAAAGCCTCTCCTCGAAAAGGTGGGCGTCGAGCCGGTCACGACCCAAGCTCCTGTGGAGCACAAAGTCGCCGTGTCCTCGTTTGAGGAGATGGTGCGGCTCCGCCGAGAGTTTCTGACGTGGAACAGCAACGACCTGCACCGAGCCATCGCCATTCAGTTGGCAAAGGGCACGAAAGAAGGTCTAGGCATTCCGCTGACGAAGTGGGCGGATTCGCAGGCAATGGAGGCTATGATCACACAGCCGGATATTACCAGGCTGCTGGATACCGCGGGCGCTGGCCCTCTGATCCGGCAGGATTTGGAGCCGCTGCTGTATGCGGCCTTCGTAAGGCGATTCCCGTTGTACGAGCGCATCGCCAAGAAGCCTGCTAACGGTCTTGTGCATGCTTACAACCGCATTGACGCTCCGGCGGCTGCGGCCTTCATCAGCGATGCTGGTCAGGTGCCTGACAGCCAGAGCACGTACACACGAGCAACCACGAACATCGCGGTCATCGCAGTGCGTGTGGGCGTCGGCCTAAAGGCTTCCTTCGCCATCCGGCAGGGCGGCATGGGCTGGAACCCGGAGCAGACGGAGATCGCAAACGGCATTCTCGGTATCGCCAAGGCGTGCCAGAGGGCATTGTTCAGCGGCAACGTAAGTGTCCCCGGTAAGGTCGCAACCGACCCGGAGGGCGCCTACGACGCAAATGCGTTCGATGGCTTGCGTATCACGGTTCCGTCGGGCAACACCGGCGTCCTCGGTGCTGACGAGACCGTGCTTGAGGGCCTGAACCGCATGGATGGTATCCTGGGCGTGCGCGGCGCCACCGCCTCGATCATCTGCATGGACGGTCGAGATCGGGTGCGCGTCATGAACGAGTTGCAGCCGAACGTCCGGTTCGTTGACCGGCTGGACGTGGTTCCTGGGCTGCCCGCGTTTGAGGCAGTGAGCCTAGGTGTCAGTGGCAGGGTTCCGATCCTGCCGATCCCCGGTGATGAAGTGGGCCACTACACGTCTGGCGTCGATGTCCGTGACACATACCTCCTTGATGAGAGCGTCGTGGCGATGCCGTGGCTGGGTAGCGAGAACCCGACTGTCTTGGAGATCCCCGTCGGTGTGAGCGGCACGCTTGACCGCCGGTACATCCTCTTCCTGATGGTCGGTCTTGAAGTGGCAGTGCCTAACTTCATCGCCAAGCTGCGGTTGCCGACCGCTTAGGCGGCATAGGCGATAAAGTGAGTAATGGTGGGGGCGGCTAGCCCGCTCCCACCTCAAATAGGAGTACCAACATGGCTATCACAGCTTTCCAGACCAATGCGGAGACTAAGCTAGCGGGAATAGCGGCAGACTTGCTAGCCAAAACCGCGACCTACGATGACTCTGCGGCGGACAATGAGAATGCTCAACTGTTGGTTTGGGCTTATCAGTTGATCAAAGTCCTGCGTGTTCGCCAGATGCATGCGCCTACGTCAGGCACCGGGACGGCGGCAGACCGCGCCTTCAAGCTCATCGGCCCGCATACCGAGCGAGCATTCTTGGTGCTTGCCAGTATGATCAAGCCGATCTACAGCGAGTTTGTCACCGCATTCAACGGCGTCGATGACCCGACTGACTCGCCTTTCGGCGCGAACCTGGGCGACCAGGGCACAGGGCCGGTGGATGGGCCGGTTCACGGCACGGTTGTCCTGCCATAAGGTCGTTCTTTCCACGGTTAGATAGGGGGGCGCTGTTAATACCTGCGCCCCCCTTGTCACGCTAGGGGGCGGCTATGTTTGGCGACTCATACGTTACGGCAGCCGAGTTTAGGACAGCAGCTACCGGCTTCGACGTGGGTGCCATCTCGGATGCGGATCTTGAGACCATCCTCTCTAGGGCAAGTCGCACGGCGGAGATCTATGCCCGCGTGATCTGGGCCGTGAAAGATGCCGAAGGGAATTGGGGCCCAGCGCAATATAACCAGTGGCAGGAATGGCGCCCCTCGTCTCGGCGTGTCTATCTGCGGCATTGGCCGGTGACGGAGATCGTCAGCGCTAAGATTTGGATTGGCGCTAACGTCTATGCTCAGTTGCGCGTGGTTGATTTCCTTATCAACAATACACAGCATTACATCGTGCTGGCCTCATTAGCCTCGGCTACGACTTTGACGCCGGAGTTACTGACCCTCGGTATCTCGGAGCCTGTCATCGATGTGACCTATAAAGCTGGCTACACTACCATCCCAGAGGAAGTGAAGCTCGCCGTGGTACTCATCGCAGCATCTACGATTGCTCAGAAGCAACTTATCGAAGAAGGCGTCGCCGGGGTACGGAGCTTCGTAATCGGCACCTATTCTGTAACTGTGGGGCGTGGGGATGGCGAGCCTGCCGGATTTGCCTGCCCGATACCGGAAGCGGCTCGGCAGATCCTCGAATTCTATCGAATGACGCCTCTAAAGTAAGGATAAGCCATTGCTCGGCTTGAACAAGCTGGTTACGATCAAACGGTCTAAGCGCACGATTAAGCCCTCCGGCACATCCAGCGAGGAAACGGAGATCCTCGCCATGCATGTGCCAGCAGCGATCCAGCCCTACGTCCTGCGGACGATGCCTCCACCGCCGCAGTTCCGTACACCGGGCGGTGAGCTTTATAAGCAAT